AACATCAAAAGAGAATTGACGGTTTAAGAACAATACATTCTCTTCAATAGCTCCTTGTTTGTCAAGTCTTTGGATGATAGCATCAAAGTCAGCTAAAGCAACTGGGTTACCACCTCCCCAAACGTTTCCTCTATCATTGATAGAATAGAAAAGACCTTCAGATCCTTTGTTACCAACAGCTCCACCAGCAGCAATAGCTCCAGATCCAGCTTCAGCAGGAACTGCTTCAATCATACTCATTTCTAAGTAATCTTCGAAACGTAAACGAGTTTCGTGCTCTGATTTAATGTACCATAAGTATCCAGTAGCTCCGTTTTCAGTAGTTACTTCAACCCATCCGATTTGAGCCATGTCAGATCCAGAAACAGCATATTTATCTTTGATGATAATTGGGCTATTTTCGAAGATATCATCAACTGATTCAAGAGATTCTACCATTCCTTCAGTTCCTTTTTTGAATTCAGAACCGTAAACGAATGCAGTGATTACTGCAGTACCACTAAATGTTTGTCCACCAGCTTCGTAGTAAGCAACATCAAAAGTACCAGCAGTATAGTTTACAGCTGTAATGATAGCTTTGTTAGAGTTAGCTGTAACTGCGTTGTCAGATAAGAAAACAGTTTGACCTACTCTAAAAGCGATTTGCCCAGAGATAGTATCGTTAACTGTAAATGTAGCTGTATCAGCACCAGCAGCTGCGTTAGAGTCACAGTTTACATATTTAGTATGCAAACGACCTTGTTCTGCCCATTTGATAAGGTCAGAGTTAGATGGCATCTCTGCTCCAACTGCTCTTAAGAAAGAAGCAACAGAACGGTTACCATATCTTTCGAATTCTTTTTCGTAAGTATCAGGAAGATACTGATTCAAGAAATCAAAATTTGTAATGTAGTTAGTCGAAAGAGTTTTTCTTTCAGACGATGGGGTTAATTCAAACCCAGGGGTTGATAATACAGCCATGATTTTGTTTTTTTATTGTTTATAACTTCTAATTTTTAGTCCTCTACCACTATCACTATCCGTAGCAACTACCTTAAATCCTGATTGACCAGCAGACTGTGGAACACTTCTTGTTTCCATGTCTATATTCTTAATTTTTTTTGTACTATCTAATAGTGCATCGGTCTTGCCTTGTTCATAAAAGAACTTGGCCATTTTCTCAGGATTCATAGCCGCAGCTAATGAACGATGATAACCTTTAGCATCTGATATTAGTCCATTTTCATCTAAATGTTTAGATACAAAATTTGTAACATCCGATTGAGCTTTCATTATTTCTGAAACATCTCCTGGTAAAAACGTAATATTCTTGTCTCCAACATTAAACTCAAAACCTTTGAATTCATTAGAGAAAACTTCCTCCGTTTTCTTTTGAAAATACTCAGACTTTCTGCGATTCTCTTGCTCGTAGGTCTGTGATTCTTGAACGTATTTCTTGTAAGCATTGTAACCTTCTGCCTCATCATCAGAAACTAGACTGCCTCTCGACTCGATAGGTATCTTATACGCTTCTTTTGAATCATCAAAAAATTTCTTTGCTTTAGCAAGCTCTTTCTTCTTAGCGATTTCTTTCTTCTTAATATCCTTTGGATCATCAAGGTCCTCATCATAAGCAAATTTATCTTCAATAAGATATGCAATATCTTCCTTGTCTAAATCCTCTTCTGTTTGAGAGTAGTACTCAGCTAATAATTCATCTGGATTAAGATTGTCAAAGTCTCTATTTAATTTAACAAAGTCTTCAATACCTCTTCCAGTTTCTTTTTTGTATTTAAAGTATGCAGAAACGTCACCAGGTAACTCTTCAGCATCTTCTCTTTTCTGAAGTAACTCATCAATAGAGTTAACCTCTTTATTGTATCTATTCTTAATATATGAAAGAACATCTGAATCTCCATATTCTTTTGGAGCTTCTTCTTGATTAATTACAACTTCAGGTACTACTACCTCTTCATGTTGTTGTAAACTTTCTTCGTGCTTGTCTAAAAGTTGTTGTTCAATTTCTTGAATTGACTTTTGTTCAACAGCACCCACTTCTTTTACTGTGAAATTTTCCATTTAATTTAATTTTAATTTAATTTTTATTCTTTAAGAAACAGTTGTAATACTTGCTTTAGCCCATCCATTAGATGATATTTTCATATAAACTAATCCTCCAGTTGATATATCAGTACAATATACTGATGATCCAATAGCTAAGCTAGGATAAGTTGTATTAAGAGTTGATAATGATAATGCTGTATTAGTTGCATTTCTAATAAATGAAGGTGCAGCTGGTACAGAATTAACAATATCCTCTATTGTAAATGGTTCTGTTTGTGAATTAAGTATAGCAGATTTTCTTTCTGTCAAATCTACTGACGTTGCTATTCCTATAAATCTAGTTCCACTAGGTACTTGTGCCATATCTTATTTTTTTTGCAAAGTTAAGTATTATTATTTAAACTATTTCGTATGTTCCTGAAATATCAAAATGACTTGTCACTGTTGTTCCACCAACTGGTGTATTGAATTTCCAAGCTAAATCTGTTGTACTTCCTGAGTAATATAGTGTAAGTATAGAAGCATTAGCTGTATCTGTATCTGTTATACCAGCAATATGATATTGTGCAGAAAGTGCAGGTTGATGCAATGTACCATTAGCCTGCCTCATTGTTTCTAAAGATGGAAAAGGTAAGGTTATTTGATAACCTAATGTACCAAAATTAGTACAACCAGAAAAATCTACATGCACTCTAAAGAAACAAATTTTTGGAGCTATCATAGTGTATGAAGCTGTTGCTGTTACACCAGCCAATGTTCCAGAAGCATCTGTAAATAATGGATTAAATGAATTAGCTACTGGGTTTACAGTATCAATAATATCCTCAATCGTATAAGGTTGTGTTTGTGCGTTAAGTACAGCTGATTTTCTTTCAACTAAATCTGCTGACGTTGCTATTCCTATAAATCTAGTTCCACTAGGTACTTGTGCCATATCTTATTTTTTTTTAAAAGTTACATTTTAACAGTTCCACTTGTCCAAAGCAAGCTTCTTTCTAGTTGGATCTCCATTAGGTTTCTTCATTGGTCCAGGCATTCCAGACATTCTAGTACAGAAAGATTTTCTACGCATAGCGTCCTTACTTCCAGGTTTTAATTTAGATGGAGATGTTGTAACAGCCATCTTTAATTTGCTTCCAGGATTTTCTTTTCTATAAGAAGCAACTCCTTTAGCATTCAAACCACCTGTCTTACTTTTTCCCTCGGCTCTTTGCCATGCTGCTGTTTTTGCCATTTATTTTCTTTTCTTGTTTAAGCATTTCCGCTGTAGGTTTCTTTCCAGAACCTTTTTTTGCACGAATGTTATTCCACAATGAGTTTTCTACTCCTAATTTATTTATCATTATCTTGGTCCAAATTGTGAGAAATCAAACGAGTCTAAGTTATCATTAGTAGATTCAAAATCTACTGGAGGTAAATTATTCTTACGTTGATCTATCAGTTTTGATTGTTGTGTATTTTGTAAGCTAACACGTTTGTCTTTAGCTTCTTCTTTCATTTTTTCTTTTTCAGTTAATGTATTTACTTCAATACCTTTTAACTGCATCTGATAATTAAACTCAACCTGCATTAGTTGCATTTTAAGCTCAGCCTCACTCTGCATCTTCTGAATATCAAAAGCTGATTCAGCTTGTTTTACTTGAAGTTTAGATTGAGTCTCAGCCTGTACCTGTTGCAATGCATTTTGAGCAGCAGCCTGTTGAGACTGTTGTTGAATCTGACCTTGCATCTGTTGAGCTTCTTGAGCCATCTTTTGTTTCTGCTCTTCTCTCTTCTTTCTCTTTAACTTAAGAAGTTGATTAGCTAACTTAAGATTTCTAACCTCTCTAATGTCAATAGCATCCTCTAAAAGTATAGAGTCACGAGATAATGAAACCTGAATGTTTTGTTCTAGCTGAGCTTTTTCTTCTTCATCAGGAGTAACCTCTATAAAGATTCCAAAGTCATAGATATATAGATCCTTAATATTTTCTAATATACCAACGCTATATCTTCCAATCTGATTGATGAACTCTTCTTTAAAGTCAGAGTATTCTAAGATATCAGCTACTCTATAAGAGATAGCCTCTGATAATGAACGAGTTATGTATAAACTAGATTCTAATATGTGTCTTGTAGCAGTATTTGAATTCAATGCAGCTAGTTTCTGAACACCAACTAAAGCATCTGGGTTTGGAGTAGATCCATCACGAGCTTCGTTTAATCCAGTTACATCACGAATCATTCCTAAGTAGTGGTTATAACTTCCGATTAAACTCTGAAGTTTTCCTTGACCACTATTTGTTCCTAACTCAGAAATTGGAACTCTTGCATTATTAAATTCACCATCACCAGTATAACTTCTACCGATAACACTACCCGTTTGGAAGTATAATCTTAAAGCATCTTCTGGATTATATGCAGCTCCTGTTCCTAGATCAACTTCATTTATACCATCAGCATCAATAAATACACCATCAGGAACAACCTTAGCTAATACCTGTTGCATCTTCAAGTGAACAATCTGAATTAAATCAGCAAAAGGAACCATTCTTTTTACCAATGATTCAATGTTACCCTTGTACATTCTTGGAGCACATGCTACATAGTTAGGTATTGCATGCTGTGTGGCAGACTTAGGTCTTACCATATTCTTAGATAGTTCCCACTTAAGCATAATGTTAGTACCAGCTACCATTATACCATCATACCAAACGTCAATTGTTTTTTCAATTTTCTCGAAGTTACCTTCATCCATCATCTCTTGTGGAGGGTTAAAGGTATCATCCTTTGGTATCATTTTTTCAGAACCATTCTCTAATGTTTTTTTCTTATAGACTATCTTCTTAGTAGTCTTGAAATTAAAGTATAATAATGTAGCTACATCTCTGCTAAACATACTATTATTATATCCCTGTGATGATCCATAATAACTATCCCATGCCTGACCGTACTTAGCTATTTCATCTAATTGATCATTAGTAAGTGTAGGATCTATCTTAAGAAGTTCAGTAGTATGTACTGTCTTAATTTCTCCCCAATAGAAACAATCCTTAAAGTATGGATTCTCTGTATAGCTATAAACAACATTTGCTGGATCAACGTATTCGATACGAACACCATCTCCAGGAAGGAACATATGCTTAGCCATACCAACACCAATTGTTGCTATATCTAAATCAATACTCTTTCTAATATCGTTATATTTATTATCGTCAAATATAGTGTTAATTGCTTGTTCTTCTGCAATCTCTATAGCAGGCTTATAGTTAAGCTGCATGAATAATGATAACTCATCATCTGTCTCAGGAAGTTCTTCAACAGGAGTATCAAACGCATCGATTCCAAACTGATTCTTTACTTGAAGAAGTAAATCCTTAGCAGCCATATCTGTTTGTACAGCCTCTTGAAATTGAGAACGTTTATCTGTAGACATAGCATCCTGTGCATAGGCCTTAACCTTAAACATTCTATCAGTCATTCCGTTTACTACAATATCAAGAAATTTTGGTATAATAGGAACTGGAGTCCAGTCTAAATTTAAGTGACTTAAATCTCCATCAACTGATAATTCATTCTTGTATTTACCAACAGACTGTTCACCTCTAGCGTATAGTCTTAGTCTATGAAAGTTTGAACGTTGATCGTAAAATTTACAACCGTTGCTGTCTTTTCTAAACCACTCATATTGAATACTTTGACCAATTCTCAATCCGTACTCATACGTCTCCTTTTCTTTATCAGAAGCAAACAGGTTTGGAAAGCTTATAGGGTTAATCTTTATACTTACGTCCTTCATTTATCTTATTATTTCGCTATGGGTTCCGCTATTATTATACTTTGCAAAGTTAAATATTATTTTCGATTCTTTTTTGACTTGAGTGTACATGTTTTTTTGATTAGCCATAATCGCTAATCCTGAGCTAATTGCAGCATCAAACTTTGTTCTATTGTTTATATCGAACCTAGCCCACTCCTCAATAGTCCTTGAAAAGTACATTGATCCCATCTCATCAGAGTCTCTATAGGTACCCTCTAAATCAAGACCTACATACTTCTCTATATACGATTCAATAGCAGATGCGTGCGACTGTTTAACGTCCTCTGAGGAGTTAGGAATACCTCCAAGCTCTCTCTCTGTCTTAGATAAGTTCGTGAAGTGCTTATCAGGTCTATTCATTGAGAAACCTCTATAACCTCTATTCTTAAAGTGGTATAGTAGCCTCGGTTTATTGTTCTCTACAAGTATTGGCATTCCGTAGAACACACAAGCCATAAGTACATCCTCGAAGAATATCTCAGCCGTCTGAGGCCTTGCTATATACTCTAAGAAGAAGTGATTACTAGGTGCATTATCCATGTTAAACTTAGTAAGTCCATGAAGAGATCCGTTAGATCCTCCACCACCTACAGTACCAGATATATCATATGGATCACATCCAAATGCTCCGATATGGTCATTACCAGGATACTTGTTTCCATTCTTGTAAACTATATTATTCTGTAAACTTTTCTCTGGGATCCACGAGACTGTAAATCTACCTCTAGGATCTGGAGTCCAAATAACCTTAGTATCCTTCTCTCCATTTAACCAACTAAATGATCCCTTTGTAAGAACTCTATCCTTAATAAGAGAGTCGTTATAGTCTATCTGTTGGTATAACTTTGTTAGGTTGAATATTGACGCCTTACTCTCATCTCTAAACGCGTGAGACTCTGTTCTTGAGAACTGTCTATAGAACTCATTAAGAGCATCTGCATCACTCTTTAAAGAAGCAACCTCATTTTCCCAGTAATCGATAGCGCCATCTGTGATCATATTACCATCGATACCAAGTACTGGTTTAGCTGGCTTTCTGAATACTGGCATACCATATCTATCTATGTATCCCTCAAAGTTCCACTCCATTGGTATATACAATGAGTACATACCAGACTTAGTTTGGCCATTGGCATTACGAGTCTTAATATTAGATTCTTCGTATAATTTTTTAAAGTTAGCCCCTCCCTTTTCAAGTGCGTTAGGAGTAGATCCCATCATACACTTTCCAATAATCTTAGAACCCAACCTAAGACACGTCTTGGTTACACGCCAGTTATTTAGAATGTTATCAGGCTTAATCCATTTACCAGATTCGTCATGAACTAGTAGGAGTAGTTTCTCACCATCATAACTGTTATCTGCTGTATTCTTCCAGTCAATAGTAGTATCAAGACCTTTTATCTCTTCGGTGGTCTCGTTATTTTCATACATATTCTTCTTGGTAATCTTAGCAGCAGGAACTCTAAAGGCAAGTTCTGTCTTTGGTTTATCCATACCGTCCTGGATAGGCTTGAAGAAGAATGGATAGTTACTTATAATAGGAACAACCTTATTGGTAAACATTGTCTTAGCATCGTTACCAGTCTTTGATAGTATCCCAAGTCTTGCATCCTTTGCAAGTGTTCCAGTATTAGATAATTCATTAGATCCCATAAACGAGAATCCAGAACGTCTAATCTTTAGATACACCATTCCAAACGATCTTGGATCAGCCTTGCATGCCTCCCAGAATATGTAGTATATCCTATTGGCTTCACGATAGTCTGGAAGACCAACATCAATCTTAGTCCACTGAAGGTACATATAGTGAGATCCTGTGATGTATGTAGATACACCATTATTCATAAAGAAAAAACCATTCTCTCTCCTATCAAACTCTTCTTCAATATAATCAACCCACTTATCTTTAAATACTTTAGGCATTGTATGCCAGTTAAAGATGGTCTTTATATTACTAAGTTCCTTAGGATATTCAAACGGTTCCCAGTACTGATTCTCTTTTTTATTGTCACGTTTATATACTAAATTTGTTACAGAAGGAAGCGCTATATTCAGTCCGTTTATATTGTAGATATCCCCAATGGTTCCATCCTTAGATATAACCACCATGTCATACTTCTCGTTGTAACCATACTCCCAGGACTTTGACTTATTTTTATTGACAATTACCTGTGGTGGAATGTGATCATGAACTATAGTATATAAACTATTTTGATCTTCGTTCTGCAAATCCTTGTATTTTATTTTCTTCTTTTACAGGAGCTTCATCAGAAAGTTTCTCTCTCTCCAACTCTATCCTATTTAAAATTTCAAAGGCATCAAAAATTGCTAATTTTTTAGCTGAAGCAGCATTCTTAAGTTTATCTGCTGATAGATCTGTTCCATCATCTTCAGGTTTTAATATCTGATCTGATGCAACCTTTATAAGTTCCATTACAGCCTTCTCTCCAGCATTTATAATTTGTAATTTGATTTCTTTTAATTCCATTTTATTGTGATGTTATTTGTGAACATCCTATATAACTTCTCGTCATTTATGTAGAATGGATATTCGCTATTTGGCTCAAATGAGACCTCATCTCCAACCGATAGACCTAGATCTACTAATTCTTGATTTATGTACTCTATCGTTCCAATAAGTGGCTCTTCTTGAGTGTTCTTATATATTATAGATTCCTTTGCTTTAACTGGTCTAATAAAACAATACTTTGAATGTGAGCTCCACTTGTTATCGTGGAAGTACATAAAGAACTGTTCGCTATCAACCATAAAAAAATCATCCTTAAGATAACTTGCTCCACTCTTCTCTCTACCTTTCATATCATAATATAGTTTAAATACATTATGATGTACAAGCAGCAAATCACCAGGAACTATATCTCCATTATACCCAATAGGAGTAGATACAACTACTCCTATTCTATTGGATACGGTATGGTCTTCTTGGGATGTGCTTAAAATTAAGTTAATACCACCAATTTCTTTAGTGTTATTATATCGTTTACCATCTAATGGCTTAACGATAAAGCAATAAGGAGATTTCATTAGAAATTTATATTATATTCTATAGATACTGGCATATTAGAATTAAACTCCTTCCAAAGCATAACCTCTTCAGAGTCATTCTCTATCCAAATTTTAAAACTATCCTTTGATTCATCGAAAAATATAAGATGAATCTTATGAGATCCGTTCAAAACATCCTGACCATGAATATAGCTCATAGCATTCTTATAGTCTGGACCTATAGATATTTTACGAATATCCATTAGTTATAAACCTTAATCTCTATAGATAACTTAGCAAAACTATCTGCATAAACCTGCAAATCAGTATCGAACATAGATAATTCAATATAGTTAGCAGTAGTGTTACCCACCTTGTTTACATTATTTGTAGAATTAGTAGCCTGTACCAATGTCTTATTAGGAGTAAAGGCACCAGTTAACGTTCCAAGATATAATCCTTCAGAATATCTAGTCCATACAACCGTACCTCCTAATGTATTTTGAAGTACTGTAGCTACTGGAGCTGAATTACCAGACTGAGTAAGTATAGCATTATATATCTTATAAGGAATAGCAAGATCAGTAATACTTTGAATACTAAAGTTCTTTGTCTCGTTTTGATTCTCAACATCAGTACCTATTAATAGATCATCTACAGTAGGTACTGAAATTTCTGGATATGCACTAATCTTGGTCATTTATCTCACCTGTTTGTAAGTTGATATTTACGTTTCCGTACTTTTCTAACAAAACAGTTTCCAATTCTTTATACTCATTAGATAATGCATCTAAATCTCTAAAAAATTTGTGTTTTGCTAATTCAGCGTCAGCTATTGAAACTTTTGCTTCGTTGAACTTAAGACTTAAGTCTTTTAAGTTTTCTAATTCTTCTGTAGTTACTGTTTTCATTTTATTTAAATTTTTTACAAATATACAAAATATTTTTTAATTTTCAATTGTCAATGTTACAGATGTTGGATTAATTAAAAGCTCAATTTGAGTTACAATATTAGCTTCTATTGATACTACCTGTTCTGCACCCATTGCTGATTGTGTCCACGCTACTACTTCTTCATTTGTTAAATCCTCAAAAGGAATGAATGTTGTAATGTCTTCTACGTTTAAGATTTGAGTTCCGTATACAGTCGCTTGTACTGGTGGTACAGAATCATCAGTTCCTGTTACAATCCAATGTACATTATATACTACATCTGTGTAATCACCATCTTTTGGGTATGCGTCTACTGTTTTACAGTTCCAATCGTATACAACTCCTGTTGCTAATTTTTTTGCCATTTTGTTTGTTATTTATTAATTAATTTTTTTAGTTCTTCTATCTCTAATTTTAATTCTTGTATCATATTTTCTAACATATTTATTTTAGCTACAAATATTTGATTATAGTCAACTGATAACATTCCTTTGTCATCCTTATTAACTACTTCGGGTAAAACTTTTTGTATTTCTTGAGCTGAATATCCTATTTTTTTTCTTTTATCTTCGCTATTTTTCCAAGTGTATGTTATGGGCTTAATTGATTCAACATTATAATTAAAATTTATTAAATCTTTTAAACGTATATCTGAAACAGGAATAAAAGCAGCTGCGGTTACAGTACCTACAAAAGTTCCTGACCCTACATTTGCATTAAAATCTATTACTGATATATTAGTTGTATTAAACATTGAAATACCAACCGCACCACTACTATAGTTATTGTAAATTTCAATTTTACTATTTGAATTGCTGCCGTTAAGTCTAAAATCCCCTCCAGATACATTTAATAGTGTAGCAGGACTACTTGTTCCAATGCCTACGTTACCACTTGAATTGATACGCATTTTTTCTGTGAACCCTCCACCATATGTTTTAAAAGAAACATAACTTGCCCCTCCTATTGATATACTATCTGTAGCATTTTGAGTATTATATATAAATGTTTCTCCTGTTTTAGCTAATCCAATATTTCCATTAACTTCTAATTTCTCAGATGGACTTGTTGTTCCTATACCTACGTTTCCACTTGCGGCAATACGCATTCTTTCGGTATTTCCAGTTAAAAAACCAAAGGCTTTATCTGTACCTCCAGACGCGTGTAATTTTACAATACTATTAGTATGGTCTGGTTGTACATAAAAACCAGTTTCAGCATCATTTGCATTAGTAGTAACTACTAACCCAAAAGTTTGATTTGCAGTTTGTATATGTGTTTTATATAAAGGTGTTGTTGTCCCAATACCTACATTATTTGAGTTATTTATATAAATAACAGAAGTCCCTTGTCTTGATATTGACAATTCATCTTGTCTTTGAAATCTTCCACCTCCAATACTAAATAATTCTGTTCCACTTGAATTTAAAAATCCTAAACCTAATCCTCCAGCATCATTATTATATTGCAGCGAAGCCATATTATTTCCATTGCCTCTAACTGTAAATAAGTTAGCAGGACTACTTGTTCCAATACCTACATTACCATTACCTAATATTGTCATCAAATCTGAACTTTCTGATCCTGCATATTCTGATCTTATAGATAATTTCTGAGCTGAGTTAAGTGCTCCAGGAGTTGTGTAAAATCTATAGCTATTCTGAGCATATACTCCACTTATAGGATCTCCTCTTAGAGTTAATACCTTTTGTATTGCTTGATAAGAATAATCTTGCTTTCCAAAATAACCATCTCCATAAGTATCTAATTTTCCGCTTGGGGTAGATGTTCCAATACCTACGTTACCAGTTGAAGTGATACGCAT